AAATTAAAATTTATTTATTTAATTGTTAAGTTAAATTTAATTATTTTTCTTCTATTTAATTATAAGAATGAATTTAAGTATAATTATTCATGCACTCATTATTATTTTTATATTACATATTATCTTAATTAATATAGATTTTAGTATTACGTTAGGACCACCCATAACCAAATCTATAGAAAAAATGACCAATCAAAAAGAATTCTCGATTGTGGAAAAAGATAAGGAAAATGAAAGTCTAGACTTCTTATTAGGAAAAAATAATAAAAAAGATGATTTATTTAAGAAAAAAATGAGTGATTACATTAAAGATATTCAAATTGAGAAAAAAGAAGTAAGAGAATTTGATGAAAAAAATGAATTTCCTGTATTGCCTGCCAATAATTATTTAGAAAATGAATCACGTCCAAATTTTGAATCTAATGTTGCAGATACGAATAAATTTTATGAAATCAATAAATTACCTAACAAAAAAAGTAACTTTGATAATTTAGATGAAAATGATCTAAAATCTACTTCTTTACAAACATTAGGGATTTCTGATGCATCTAAACCAATATTTAATGAAAAAGAAAATATATCTACCACAGTAAATGTTGATAGTAATACTGTACGTCAATCTACTGTAAATCCAGATAATTGGAAATATAAAAATGAATTTCCGATGAATGGTGGAAATATGAATGGAATTGTTGGCTTTGATGGACTTGAATCACAATATGCTGATTTTGGTTCTTTCTTTCAAGTAGAAGATAATACTAAGCAACCAGTAGAAAAATTACCACACGATGATTTACGTAAACCAGTTGTTTATAATAATTAAAAATTAAAAAATAGATGAAATAGATAAATAATCGAAATAAATTTTATTTCGATTATTCATTCTTATAGTTCTTGAATAAATGTGGTTGCGCTTAATGTATATAAAGGATCATAAAGATGAAATCCACGTTCTTCATACCAATTTATTACTTTTTGATATAATTCAGCACCTACTGATTCTGTAATGTAAGAACTCATAATGATAACATGAGTTTTACGATGTGTATAATAAACTTCACAATGATCATAATAATGATTATTATTTCGATCATAAATATTATGCATCTTATTCATTTTACATTGTTTTAACTGAGGTAATTTTCCAAGGCGCTGAATCTGAAAATCTTCTACAAAATGATTGCGGTTTTGTATTATTTCGACCATATTATGAGTAGATAGAAGTTCATTTTCATTCATCTGAAAATTACCCCAATAGCTTTGTTTAAAAACATGAGGATAATTTGTTAATTGATAATAATACCTATCTGTTTCATTCATGATAATTTTTTAAAATTTAAATTTAAAAAGAAATAGAATATATTAATGTACTTACTCTACTTTAATAAATATTTTTCAATTTTTATTATTTCCAAAAAATACTATAAACATAGCATAAAATACTGATATAAAACACCATAAACTTCCAAAAGAAGTCACGACTGTTCCTAAATTTTTCACTTTATCAATAATAAATATATATATAAATGCTGCAAGTAAGGTGTACATAAAGAAATTTTGAAAATTGTTTGTTATACTTGATTTTACATGAAATCGTGCATTATAGAATAAAATAAAATAAAAGAATATATAAATCCACGTGAAAATCCAATTAGATGTCATAAATGACCAGTCTAAGCGACATACATTACTACATTTATTTAAATATCCAATGTGAAATTTATTATTTTGATATAAATAAATAAAATAGCATAGAAAATTAATAAATGACATAATGGCTAGCCATATAAACATATGTTTCCATTGAGGATTACTAAAACTAGCACCTTCTGGAGGTATAAAATAAAGTAATAAGGAATATGTAATAGGCTGTATAAATATAACAAACATAATTAACATAGCACTGATTTTATTCATTGTATAATTTTTTGTTTTCAATGAAATATGAACAAAAAATTCTAATAATTGAATAATTGCAATATTAAAACTAAACACACTGTAAAAATAATGCTTACGTGCAAATAAAATAGCTGAAAAAAAGACCCCAACCAAGAATGCACACATGCTAGCAGTTGCATTAAAACACATCTATATATTTACTTAATAAATAAATATATATGAATGAAAATTTATTTTATTTTATAATTAGCTAATTCATTATTGTCTAATTCATTATTGTCTAATTCATTATCATCTAATTAATTTTCTATTATTTAAGCATTTTTTTTTTGTTGTTGTTGTTGTTCTAGTTTACGTTTTACCCAAGGATCATCACTTTCCAATTCTTGCATATTTTCTACCTTAAAGTTATTTACTTCAGCACTACTTTCTTGTACATTAGAAGCATCATCCTTAGATGCTGATGAATCATTATTTTCTTCCACATTATCCTCTACAATTGTTGTTTCACCAGATTCTTTTATATTACTATCAACGGTAGGTTGTAGAATTTCTTCTTGAACTGGTGTTCCTGTTTCAGCTGCTTTCTTAGCTGCTTCATTTTTCTTCATATTTTCATAATAAAGTTTATCTGATTCATCTACAATTTCGCGTAATTCTTCAATCTTCTTTACATCGTCAGTATTTGTTTCATGAACAGGAATATTTTCCTCTTTCATCTGTGCTTTACGTAATTCTACTTCTTCTTTTGCTTTCTTAATACGTTCATCTTTTAGTTTTTCATACATATCATCTTTACTTTCCAAATTATCCTTATATTTCTTAACTAAATCATTTAACATATCTTCTTGATATTCTTGTTCTGGAACTTCTTCACATTCAGGATCCCAGGGTAACCAAAATCCAACTTGTCCCACAAATACATTAAAATTAGGATCTTTTCTACGCAATACTTGAGCACGAACATTAGCTTCCTTATGAGTATCATATACACCACGTACTTTAAGACCGCGAATTGTAGTTCGATAATCATTCATTTTATAGAATTCTTCATCTAGTACATTATTACGTGTATATTTCCAATCATCATAAAAAGTCTTAATAGTTCCATAATCAAATTTCATGGAACCATCCATTAATTTTTCACGTGTATCTTTGGTATATTGATCATCAGAATTAAAGAAATGTTCTAAGAACTTTGTGGTAAAATATACTTCTTTTTGTTTAAGAACTTTTTCAGGAGAAACAAAGGACAAACATACAAAATTTTGTCCAGGAATTTTAGGATCAACTTCTAAGAAGTCTTCCTTAATATCTTCATCAACTTTACTACTAGATTCAAATGAGGCCATTTTTATATAAATTAATACAAGATAATCTTTAAGTAATTTATACGAAGAGCTAAAAAATAAATAAATAAAATGATTCAGTATAAATTAATCTAAATTAAATTAATCTAAATTAATTTTTGTATTATTTTATCTTTTTTCAAAAATAATTAATCTATTTAATATATATAGAAATGATGGATTCTGATATTGATTTTGCAGAAATATTAAGTCGTGCTTTAAAGTATTTAATGGAGGGGCTAGCAGTAGGTATAGCCTGTTATTTTACTCGTCTTCCCACCGATCAAATTGTCGCTATTGCCATTACCGCAGCTGTGACATTTGCAATTTTAGATATGTACACTCCTAAAATATCAGAAGCAGCTCGTGTAGGAACTGGTTTTGGAATTGGATCTCAATTTGCTGGATTACGTATGGTTGGACCAGTCTAACTAAATATATAAATATATAAATATATAAATATATAAATAATATTTATTTACATTATTATTTCTTTTATTGAAGTATTAAAGTCATTTTTATGAATTTAAAAACCAATTTTTATGATTTTTATATTTTTTACATTTTTTTCCCATATTTATAATCTAGTTTAGTAGTAGATAGATGTCTACTCGAATAAATACTATAGACACTCAGATTCAGAAGGATGTGAAAGAACTATCTAATGAAGATTTATTTTATTATTTATATATACACACCAAAAATGATAAAATAAAAAACTACAATCAATCAGCTATTAGTAGTTATTTAGAAAAAATTAATTATAGTTATTTTTATGAAAATATATTTGAAAATAAATCTAATTATACAATGATTATTGTAAATATCATTGGGTTATTGCTACCTTTTTATTTCCACTACCCGCGATTTTATAAATTAGGAGCATTAGGATTCATTATAGGTATTTCTTCTTTTATCAGTATTTTCCAATTTTTAAAGAAAACGTATAGCGCATTTTTCCCTCATGTTACCAAATATTTCTTACTTTTAAACATATTATTTTATTTGGTATTTTTTGTTTTACTGAATAAATTAAATCATATTTCTTTATTTTTTCTTTCAAGTGCTTTATCTTATTTAGTCATTAATTATATTTATCGAGTACGACTAACAGTTCCGAGTAAATCAAACCAATTTAATAAATTAAATGCTAAATTAAATAAAAATAAAGACTTTACCACTTTTAATCCAGTTTTAGAAAAAGTATGTTTTCAAATAATTGATCGTTTTCAATTAAAATTACCGAGTGCTCATATGTTATATTCCTATTTAGCTGAATTCGAAATTGGTGATAATTCCAAATCTAGTGAAATTACACAATTTGTGACCAATTTAATTAATCCAATTGTCATTATTATTTATTTAACTTTATTAGGAATATTTTTAAATAAAATAAACAGTGGTGATTCTATACCTGGAAAATTAATTCAATTATTCCCTTTAATTGGATTAAATGAAAATAGTTTAAAATATTTTACTTGCCAGGCAAATTATGTTTTACCTATTCAATTTAACTATAGTCAATATTTACATGAATTTTACCAAGAAAATGAACTTGATGATAAAGTATATGCTGAACTTGTAAAAGCTATGAAACGCATGCAAAATGAATTTGTAAAACAATATAATCCATGCTTTGTAAAATTAGAAAATTTAGATGAAAAAGAAATTTACCAACATGTAAAAGATAATCATGTATTAAACCAAGTCAAAATTTTTCTGAAAAAAAATAATATTGATTTTCAACCCAAAACATTTATAACCCAAATTTATAATTATGTATTTGATAGTGCTCATGATTATAAACAAAAAGAAGAAGCTTATATATTGCTACAAAATATCAATAATACGTTAGAAGTAGATACAGACATTGATAAAGAATATAATCCGGATACAGGTTGGAAATTAGCACGCGATGCATTATTATATAATAAAAATATCGATGAAAAATACAAGCCTATTTTACAGAAATTAATTGATAATTATATTTCATATGTTCAAGCAAATTTAAAACAAAAAAAATTATATGGTTTTAATTTTAACATTATGACTTTTAATATTTTTACCAGAAAAGTACGTTTATTTTTTAATAAAGCATTTCAATATATTTTACGCTATTTATCATTATGGCTTGTGTTTGGAAAACCACTTTCTAGTGGATGGATTTTATCGAATTACTTATTTATAAATGAAATAGGAATTGGAAAATTCATTCAATATTTCAGTTCTGATAATACTATTTGGAAATTTGTGACCATGGGATTTGATTATAAATATTTAAAAGATGAATACAAGAAATTAGGAGATGTGCAGAATAATAGTATCTTGATGAAAACAGGAAAATTTATAATGAAAATTTTATTGTATATTTTTGTAGCTTTCCCTTTCTTAAATTGGTATAATAATGCTTTCTTTGGTTTATCATTAAGTCCCAGTTATTATAATTTAATTACCCAAGGAATATTTTTCCTGAATATAATAGGAAATATATATTTCTGGAAGAAATACACTGAAAATAAAGCAAATAGCATTAATCCCATTGGATATAATGTGCTTTATTTCTTGTTTATTTTCTTTATTATATTAATATATGTGCTAATTCGTATTTTTTTAATAAAATAAAAATGGTGTTAATCAATTTAGTAATCAATTAATTTTGTAATTAATTAATTAATTAAATTCATAAATTTTATATCTATATTATTAGTAGATATGTTTAATAGTAAACCCATTGCTAATGACAAAAGTCCAAAACCTCCTAATATTCGTTATTATAATAACGATATTGAAGGGAATTGTGATAAAATTGAAAATAAAAACGTATTATCATCTACATTATACACTAATTTAGGAAAGAGTTGTAATTTAACCGATGAAAGTTTGTTTACTGATAGAAACGATGTATATGAAAAAACAATTGATGGTACATTAAATGAGAATAATGCTTTAAAAGATGAGGTGACAGAACAATGTGCAAATGATAATGGTAAAAAAAAAATTATGAACCAATTAAAATATTTGAGCTGTCAATTAGCATCAGCTCGTAATCGTACCTATAATTCTACTGATTTTGATATTACTAGTGCTGGTGTCTCAGTAAAAGAAGTGTTTGAAAAATTTAAAAACATTAAATTTTATTTAATTATTATATTTTTTCTAACAATTTATTTTTTAACACAGGGTTTTTTCAGTTCTTTTGACGTTTGTGGTAATATAATCAATCTTGTAAATAACAATTATAGCCAAGGATGGGTGTATTGGATTGGTTTATTTATGGGATTATTAATTCCCGTACTTATTTTAGCTTCTTTATTTGTCGCCAATGTATGCGGAAGCATTAGTTCATTAGATAAAATTAATATTACAGAAAATCCTGGTGGAATAGATGATAAGATCCCTCTTGGGTTCAAACGTCTGGATAGTGGTATTTTATTATTATTCTTATTATTCTTATATGGCTTTGTTGCGGTTATTTTTACTATTAAACGTGAATCATTGGGAAATACATTTTACATGATTATCATTGGATCTATTCTATTTATTATTTCAATCTTTATTTATTTATTTTATACATTTACACCATTCTTTTCTTCTGGAAATATGGATAAAGTAAATAAGTTTGAAGTACCTTTAAAATTATTTATTGATCAGCGAGATGAAGTAAGTGAAATTACAACAAACCAAGTTCAAATTCAAAAGATTCAAAGTGTTTTTACAACTGTTGGAATTATCATTACCGTATTTTTTGTTATTTTTATGTTATTAGGAAAAATGAAACTATTCAATAATTATCCTTGGCTGGAAAATTTATTAAATGGTTTCTTTGGATCTTCAGCAATATTAATTGTTCCTATTTTCTGGATTTTTAACTTAGTTATTGCCTTAAAATACTTTTATATTTATCCAATCATTTTATTGGCATTCCGCTTTATTCGGTATTTCTTTATGGGTATCTTGTATGTAGCGAGTGAAAAAATGGATTCACTAAAAGATACTATGAGTTCTAATTTAGTAGAACAATTAGAGAATTTTAAGCAATATACACCTTCCTGGAATTTAATCGGTATTGATCTATTAAAATCATTGCTTAATATGATGGGATATGAAAATATATTCTCAGAAACTTATACAAATAATAATAGTAATAATAATAGAAATTTATCATCTAATAAATATGTCATGTCCCCAATTACTTCATACTTTTTTTTAAGTAGCACGGATAATTTGGGAACAAATACACAATCACGACTAATTGTTCAAGTTATTATTTGTATTATATCCATTATAATTGGAAGTAGTGCTTTATGGGGTGTTTATAAAATTTAAAATAAAAGAAAAATATTCATTTATAAAAGAATCTACTTTTATCTTTTACTTTATCATAAATTTATTGAATATGATAAAATAACTTAATAATTTTAATAATTTAATAATTAATTAAAAATATAATTAAAATCCACGACAATTAGACCCAAAAATATTTAATTTAGGTGTGACTTGATCATTACAACATCCCCACCGTCTCCATTTGCATGAAACAGTATATTTAGCATCAGACTCGAAGCCTGAATCATTTAAAGTTTTGTTAGCAATAAAAAGAATCAAAATAATAATTATAATAATTATGATGATACCTAAAATTAAATCGATCATTATAATTAATAAATAGATTTTATTTTATATTTTTGAAAAATATATTTGCATTTTATATATATGCAAGATATTGTTGTATTCACCATTTTGATTATTTTAATCGTTGTATGTGCTTGTTATTTAGCATCTAATCAAACAATGGAAAACTTTGAAACATATTACTATGATCCTTTTAACTATGGTACTACGGGTTCTGATCCACTTAGTTTTTATAAATATCCAATTTATAGAAAACCATATCGTTATCCTTACAAATACTATAGTAGTTTTCCTTATCCTTACTTAACATATTACCCTACAAATGTGTAAATCTAATTTATTTACATTTATGTAGAAAAATACAACGATAATAAATACATATGGAAATACAATTTTATCTAAGGTTTTTTCGATGGATTTATTAGTACATTCATATTTTATTATAATTTCTTTCTTTAATTAGCTATTTTATAATAAAATATCAATGCTTATCCATTTCATATATAAAAAATTTAATCTTTATTCCCAATTAATTTATTTACAAAATTTTTTATTCAGAAATTATCAAATACTTTACAAATTTTTCTATCTAGTATAAGTAAAAAGAATATAGAAAATGAAAAATATAAATAATATTATTTTATATCAATGTATTCAATTTATTGTCATGTTAATTATTGCGATTATGTTAAACCCGATGAATTTATTGCTTTATCAGGTAGAAGATTTTTATTTTTCATTAACTTTATTTTATAGTGGTCTTTTTATGGTATCGAATATGATGTGGGCACATGAAATTATTCATTACATATATGCTAGACAGATAAATCTAACTATTTTTAGTATAGGAATTATTTTAGCTATTTTAGTAGGTTTATTATTATTACGCAAACAGCACTTAGTAGGAGACAAACAATGGTTAAAACGAATGATTACACATCATTCAAGTGCTATTACCACATCTAAAAATATACATCAAAAAACCAAAAGTAAAAAGATTAAATATTTAGCCAATGAAATTATTGATACACAACTAAAGGAAATCCAATTAATGAAAGATTATTTAAAAGAAGATAATTTATAAAATAAAATTATTCATTTTGTGAATATGTTGTAAAAAAAAATATTGGGTATGAATAGAAATAAATTTATTTCTCTTTTAAACTATTAAATTTATTTATATATTCATAATTTTATAAAAATAATGTGGTGTGACCCATATTTTTATAACTTGAAGCATAATAATGATGTGGTAATAACAGTTTATTATGATATAACATAAAAACAATTTGTTTCTATGTTATGAAAAATTATAAAATAGTTGTAATAAATACAATAATTTATGATACATTTTTATATTGTCTAGTTAATTTTGGTTTAACTAATTGATGTTTTATTTTTTCTACTTCTTCTTTATCAATGTTTAAATCAATATCAGAATTATTATCTACTACAATGGGTAATAATGTTTGATTAATTGGTATATCATTATTGACATTAGTAAAATCTTTATCATTAATAGTATTTTTATCTACATAGGATAAAAAAGGATTACTGTTGTCTAAATTATCGTCATTAGTTAATGATGATTTATATAATTCTTTAAAAATACAGCTAAATTCAGATATAGTATATATACCAAAATGTAGACCAGCTGTTGTACGTTTTAATTCAGGAGGTGATAAATCTTTTGATATTTTATCTATTTTAATAGAATAATCACTCTGAATAATGATAGAATATTGTTCTTGATCTAATTCTTCAGACATTGTTTTTGTTTACTTTAGTTATTAAAAACTTAGAAAATACTATTACTAATTTAATCTTAACCATATTATTTATAGCATTTAAATTTTAAAATTCATTTTTTTTATAATATTAGTAAAAAATTATAAAAACATACAATATAAATGATTAAATAGATGAAATGATTAAATAGTGTATCTTAAATAGCGTATCTTAAATAGCGTATCTTAAATAGCGTATCTTAAATTGATTTATAAAATTGCCATCCTAATATATTACATATATTTTTCCAAATCATATCTGTTTGATGTAATTTTTCACGATCTTTGAGTAATGGAAAATAAACTTTATATTCATCTAACGATAATAATTCTACAAATTTATGTAATACATATGAATAATTTAAGAAATTTTTTCGTGATTTAGGGCAAACTTCCAGAAAAGGACCCTGAATTTCCTTAAACATTAATCGTAATTTTTCTTCTAGTTCCTTGCTCATGGAAGGAGGTGGAATACCATTAATTTGATATAAAATATGCGCCGCGTGATCGTAATATTTATTTAATTTTATTTTCTTTAGATAGAGACGTATTTTTTTGGTATCAATTTTCTCTAAATTAGTAATTCTTTCTTTCTTAATTTCCGCAATAATCTTTTCATACACTTCATCAGGAATTTCCGTTGATTCTTTGGCTTGAAATTGTGCTAACCATTCATTAAAATGATTAATACGCTTATAGCTAAAATAACATACTTCTAATGGTGGATCTTTAAAAGAAGGCTTGTCACTTTCAATCAATATAAATTCTTGATTTCCACACTCCGCACAAATTTGATACCCTTCCGATGGATATAACGTCATTTCATGATCACATAACTCACATTTATTTATTTTTACGTCAATTTTAATTTTATTTACATAATTTTCATCTATTTTTTGTAAATAATCATCTAAGAAATTCTTTTTTTTAAATTTTGCTTCTTCTTTTACAAAATCACTTATTTTTGTAGATGTATAACTATTTTCGCTATTTTTTTCATTTGATTTTTCATTAGTTTCCTCTTTTCCACGATTTTCAAAAAAAGTAAGCACTGATTTATTCTTTACAGGTTCTTGTATATTCATTGAACTTATATTCAATTTATTTTCAATATCTGTCTGCTCAATTTCATCAGTAAAAACTGGATTATTTTGCTCAAAATTTAATAAATTAGTTTCAAAGCTTTCTTTTTCTTGATTATTTTTCGAATTTTCAACATTTTCATAATAATTATGTAATAAAGCACCAACTTTCAAATAATATTTATTTAATTCCTTATTAGATTCAATATCTTTAATTTTTGTTCTTAAATCCTGAATCTCTTCACGTAATTCATTTCTTTCAATAATATAATCGGTCTGATTTCGCTTTAAAATATCTCTAGAATTTTTATAATTATCAATTAATTTTTTTAAATCTTCTCTTAATTGTGGAAGAGACTTCTGTTGTTCGTCAAAATAACACATCATTTCATTGTGTTTAGCATCAATTGTAATATTTTCATTGAATTGACAACTACTTTTCTGCTTCCATTTAGCAGACATATATTATAATTATTTTTAAAAGAAACGCTTTAAGTAAATTATGAAAAAATTAAATAATTTTACGGATATATTCTTTTATTTATTTATTTTACATTTTTATAGAATGGAAAATATTGAACAACGAAATTTAAATATTCCATCCTCTTCTTTAAACAATATACGGTATAATGATATACAAAAAATGATTTTTTTATGCAATGCATTAAATGATGGATGGACAATTAAGAAATTAAAGAATAATAAATATGAATTTATAAAAAATAAGGAACAAGTTATTAAGAAAGAAATTGATTTAGAAGAATTTATAAAATTTAATTTGAATATAGAAAATATTAAAAGAGAAACTCATTAATAATTGAAAAAAACTATAGAAAAATTAAAATTCTGATTTTTTTTGATTTACTAATTCTTTTTAAAACATCTAAGAAAAATATTTTTAGAATCTTTTTTAAATAAAAATAGAAAGATTTCTGTTTTTAAAAAGTTATAGAAAAAAATGCATTTTTCATTTTTATTTATTTTATTTCATTTTACAAAATAATTTCTATTTTACAAAATAATTTCTATTTTACAAAATAATTTCTATTTTACAAAATAATTTCTATTTTACAAAATAATTTCTATTTTTAATTATTTATTGTATGTAAAAAAAATCTTGATCTATAGGACTTTTTACTAATTACACATTTCTTTAGAAAAAATCAGAATATTATTTTTCATTTTTAATTCATATAAATTAGCTATATTTAATTTCAATGGTGAAAACATCGATGATTTTAAACAAAGTATATTTAAATATTCTAATATAAAATTTTAATTTATAATATAATTAATTAAAAATTATTTCGTAAAATTCCAGATTTTTTTTCTCAGTATATATTATAAAAAATGACTGGTGGTTTAATGCAATTAGTAGCCTATGGCGCACAAGACGTATATCTTACAGGTAACCCTCAAATTACTTTTTTCAAAGTTGTTTATAGAAGACACACTAACTTCGCAATGGAAGCCATTGAACAAACCTTCAATGGTACTGCCGATTTCGGTAAAAAGGTTACATGCACTGTTTCCAGAAACGGTGATTTAATCCATAGAATTTACTTACAAGTCACTCTTCCCAGAGTTGAATCTACTGTATCTTCTGCCTTCTTTAGATGGGTCAACTTCATTGGTCACTTCTTAATTAAATCTGTAGAAGTACAAATTGGTGGTCAAAGAATTGATAAACAATATGGCGACTGGCTTACTATCTGGAATGAATTAACTATTCCTCCTGGCTTGAAAAACGGTTATGACAACATGGTCGGAAACACTGTTGCTTTAACTGGTACTGGTTTACAAAGAACCGAAGCCACCACTTTATATGTTCCTTTCCAATTCTGGTTCTGCAGAAACCCTGGTCTTTCTCTTCCTTTGATCGCTCTTCAATACCACGAAGTTAAGATCGAATTGGAATTCAGACCTAAGGCTGAATGTTATGTATCCACTGGTGGTTCCTTGAACAGCTGTGGTGTATCTACTTCTGGCAACTTAGATGCTTTCTGTGTTCCTTCTTTGGAGTATGCTTCCTTATTCATCGACTATATCTACCTCGATACTGATGAACGTCGCAGATTCGCTCAAACTTCTCACGAATACTTGATTGAACAGCTTCAATTTACCGGCGACGAGTCGACCGTGAACACAAATGTGAAAGTTAAATTGAACCTTAATCACCCCGTTAAAGAACTTATCTGGGTCTGCCAAAGAGACGATGTTGTTAAATTGGGATACAACCAATGGAACAACTATACTGATGATTTCGACGCTGATTCTGGTTATAACAGCCTTAACAACCAAGGTTTACCTGATGCTTCTCAACTTGTTTTCACTAATGTCGAGGACCGTGATAATATCTTCCCCTTTGTTGGAACTGAATCCTTGGATGCTGACTACTTGAAATACTTGAGTAGTGCTGGTATTAACGTCGGTGCCGGTGGCTTTGCTAACGGTCCTTCTACCACTGCCCAAGTTCGTGCCATGAACTTACCTGCTGGTCCTGGTCCTAATGCTAATAACTTGGCCCCTACTGATTTGGGTGCTATTACCACTGCTGGTGT